TTTCTTCCAGTCGATGGTCTCGTCACGAGGCAGCTGGATGCGCAGGCAGTCCGCCGGCAGCGGGAAAGCGTACTGATACTCGAAGGTGGGCGCCGTGGTCGAAGGCGCCAGCAGCGCCCGCTTCATAGCGAAGTTCCAGTAGTGCTTCCGCAATTCGGAGCGCCGGTTGGAATCAAACGCCACGGCACAGGTTCTGGCCTCGCGGGTGTTGTCGTTGAGGCTCATGATGCGGCCCGCCCCGCATTTTTGCAGGGCGCTGTTGCAGGCATCAACGACAGACTGTGCCATCAGCCAAGGCCGACAAGCGAGACATTGGCGGCCACGCCAGCGCCACCCGTGATGCCGATGCGATACTGTCCTGCCGGGAGGTCAACGCCGGAGTAGGCGACCGCCGCGGTGAAGCTCAGCTTCGTGTTTGACGTTGCATCCGTCACGGTCGTGTAGTTGGTGCCATCGCCCAGGTAGTCCAGGGTCACCGTCGCGCCACCCAAAGTCCCTGAAACGTTCAGCAGATACCGGCCACCACGGACCGGACCGATTGCAGTCGTCCCCGAGATACCGGACAGCGTGTAGGCTTGATCATCGCAGCGCCGCATGGTAGTCCCCTTACCAGACCTTGCCAGTGCGCAAGATGTAGTTCTCAAGTTTTTCAAGAGCGAGCAGCAGGTCTTCCACGGCTGGCACATCACCCGTGGTGTTGATCACCACTTCGATGTCTTTCCCCGTTGTGGAGGTTCCGTCAGTCACGGTGTACTCGTTGCTGCCTTGATTGATGCCGAAGAAGTGGGCCATCACAGCCTCCTAAAAAGGAGGGCGGGACGAATCCCGCCCCCAGTCGGTCAAACTGCGCTGGTGAAGATGTCCACTTCCAGCATACCGGAAGCAGGCAGGGCCGCCGTGCCAGTGGTCAGCAAGACCTGTTCGGGCGCACTGTAACCAGAGCCGTCGCTGTTCGCTACGTTGCCGAACAGGGTCGGGCTATTGGTCGAGGTGTGAGCGGCTGCCGCAGCATAGAGCGTAGCGTTGCCTGCGTTGCCGATTTCCACCGTGGCCGTACCGGTCGAGGTGTCCGTGTTGATCACACCAAAGGCGAACTGCTCGCCGGTCGGAATGTTCGCCAGGACAAAGACGCTGCCGGAAGCCTGGGACGCCATGGTGATCGTCGCCCGGTAACGCTTGATCTTCGAACCGTAGACGTTGCCGTACGGCCGCACTTCACCCGCCGGAGCCGTGTTCAGGCCAGTCGAGTCACCGGCCAATTCATTGCTGTAATACGTAGTCATGTGCCGGCTCCTTTAGTAGCAGGTGATCAGACCGCAGCGCTTTTCTTCCAGGCGTGCGCCACCGAACGTGCCGGTAACGTAGACCTGCCAGGCGTTGCGGAGATCGGGTCGGCGGTCAACCGAGGACGTGACATCGTTCCACATGCCGAGCGCCACGCCGGATTTCGCCCAGAACGGGACGATCCAGGTAGAGCCGGTGGTGTAACCAGTCACGGAACCGTTGATCGCAGTGTTGAAGTTCGCCGCGCCCGGGATGCGTTCCGAGTGGATGAAGTTGAAGCCCATGAACGAGGTGATCCGGCCGTCCACCAGAACCGGCTTGCTGTTGTATTCCAGCGAGATCGCCTGAGCTTCATTCAGCAGGTCATCGTGCTGCTTGGCCGAAATGACCATGTACAGCGGGTCATTGTCCACATCGACTTCGGCTTGCAGCAGGATCTTCTTGGCTGCACGCAGCTTGGCGATGTTCAGGCCAGAGTTGGACGAACCGGAACCCACGGTCGAAGCCACAGTCTGCGAGCCGCTGTTGTACGCCGACAGCAGACCGGTAGAGGACGTGCCGTTCTCACCGGTGTTGTTGCTGTTGAAGAAGCCACTGATGATCTCGTCATCGATCGCTCGGCCCATCGCCATGGCGCCAGCCATCGCATACGGACCGGCCGGATCGATCAACATGCGCAGGCGGTCCTGGTTGTCGATCAGGTCAGCCCAGTCGTAGTCGGCCGGATAGATCCAGCGCTTGTCTTGCGGGGTGCTGATGATCGGGGTGTTGGACGCCCGGCCGGAGTTGCGAACCGGCGTGACGGAGCCAAACTGTTCGGCCATCGAGGCAGCCTTGCCAGTGAAGCTGTAATTCTGGACGGCGCCGCGGAGCCGGCTGCCCTGCTGTTGCAGGAGCATCATCACATTCGTCGAATACTGCTGGACAAATGCTGCCGTTACTTGGTTGGACATGAGAAATCTCCCAGTGAGTTAAGCAAAAGTTCATGCCTGTCGAGGCGGCATGTCCCCTGGCTTGTCCTCACCGGGAGGGGCCAACAACTTGCTAACGCAACTTGTTGAGGGGTCAGTCCATAATGTCGGGAGCTGACTTGTCCTTCTTGCGTCGAACCTGTGGCGATTGTACGGTGCCAGGCTGCATCAGCACTTCTGGCTCTGGAGCGGCCACATCAGGTTCATCTACGATGCGATTATAGAACCACGATGTTAATTCCGCAACCCTATCCTCAAACGGGATTGCGTTTTCCTTGTTGGCCCGCTCCACGGCCAGCTCCAGACACCGAAGTCTGATACTCATGCCGATCCCGTCCATGTCATTCCTCCGGGTAGGCGTACTTGTGCAATTCCGCCATCTTCGCTTTCGCTTCCGCGTCACCGTTGATGTACTTTGCGGAGAACGTCTTGTCGGTCATCAGCGTGCGGATCTGGTCCTTGGCTGCCGCCGGGGTCAAGGCCGAACCGAATCCACCCTGGCCGCTGACAAAATCAGCTTCGCCGGTCTTTGCGCCGATCTTGTGGAACAGTTCCATCGTGGCCTTGTGGCCCATGGCGGAAGCCAACGTGTCGATGGTCTTCCCATCAACGCCCAGCGCCCGGACAGCGGCTTGGGCCAACGTCAGGTTCTGCGCATAGGCTGCGCCCCATTCCGTTTGGAGCTTGGCATTCTCGGTCTCGAACCGCTGCTGCGCCGCGGTTTCCACTGCGGCGTACTGGCTCTTGGCAGTTTCATTCCACCAGGTGGCCAGGGCTTCACCTTGCTTCTGGCTCAGGCCCAGTTCATGGAATTTGGAGCTCGCCGCTTTCGCAAACTCGGGATCGCCAATCTGTTCGGGGACTTCAAATTTGTACCCGGAGGCGTCTGCCGGTCGGCCAAGCCGATCGAATACAGCGTTCCACTCTTCCGGGGCTGCGTCAGACTTCGGCAGGACGACCGTGTTGCCGGCCCGGTCCGCACCCAGCAACTTCTCCAGGTTCTGGTAGGACGTGATCACTTCAGTGGGGCTTTTCCACGCCTTGTTCTGCACGTAGCCCGACATGGCCTCGTCAGCACCAGTCAGCCATTCGTGGCCAGCAACCGGAGCCGCGCCATTCGTCGCAGGGGTTGCGGCAGGAGCAGCCGCAGGCACAGCCGGAGCGGCGCCTTGCAATTGGGCGCCAGTAGTGGCGCCGTTATCCCCGGAAGCGGGGGCAGCGTTCGTGTCCATGCGTTCTCCTTACGTGTGGTGGTTGTGGGTGCTACTCATCTTGAACAGTGGGCTGTACGCCGTACAGTTGCCACAGCTGCTCGTCGGAAAGATTCAGGTGTCGCTGAATGCGCAAGAAAACTTCCCGGCGGCCTTCAGCAACTGCATGTGCTCGGGCGTCAGGATGGAAACAGGTCTCGTGGGCGCGGCAGAATTTGGCCAGATCCGCCAGGACTTCTTGACCGAACGGGGTCATGAATGTCCTAATGTAGGCCGTGCGCCGGCGGGCCAGAAACCGTTGGACAGGACCAAAGATACTCATGCGCCAGGTTGTCCTTGTGTCGGCGTTGTGCCTTGCGGTGCGGAAGCCTTGGTCATGGCCGCGATCCCTGGCAGCGCTTGCGTCAGCTGCTGCGCCTGTGCCTGTTCACTGCGGGCCTGGCGTTTGGCGACGATTTGCTGTTGCGGCAGGATGAACTTGACCGGCACGCCATTGATGTCCGCCAGTTCAGGCATGACTGCATCCCAGTCGAACATGTCGAGCACGCTGGGGTCTTGGGTTTGGGCTGCGATCTCCGCGCCCCACTGAATGGTCCGCATCATGCCCGCTGCTTCGTCAGACCGCATGGCCCGGTTCAGAGGGGCGTCGTACTCGACCATGTATTCGGCTTTCGCCTCCACCACGGACGGTGGGGGCGGCGGAATCAACCCCTGATACATGAGCAGGTCAAACTCGCGCTGGATCATCGGGCCGATCGACTCAGACTGGAACCGGCCCATGGTCGGGGACAGCAACGCCCCTTTCTCCCGGGCACGCTCCAGAACTTCAGTCGCCGTCATCTGCGGCGTTTCAACCAGGATCTGGAACAGGGTGACGAGGAAAGCGTCGTTGATCGCCATGCGCTCGTCGTCCATCAGCTCTTTGCCGATCTCCAGATTCCCCACCGGCAGGGTGTGCACCAAGGGGCGGCCGTCTTTGTTGACCGCACCGTAGTTGACCGCACCAGGTTTCAGGTTGAAGCCTTCCAGAATGCCATCGTCGTGCGCCAGCAAGACCGGATCGACCGTCCGGTGGCCTTGCTTCAGGATCGTTTTCTTTTCTTCGTTCAGCACTTTGATACCAGGCAGCACGTTCATCGCCGGGCTGCGGCCGTAGAGTTCCCCCGGCGCTGTCAGGTAGCGGGCTGTGGCATAAGGGATGCACCGGTAGCCACCGCGATGCAGCAGCGTCTGCGTATCCCGAATCGTGTAGAAGCTGGAGAACCGCATCCCCTTGTAAT